AATTATAGGATTCTATACACCGTAAGAGGGGAACATTCCCCTCTTTTCTATTTATAGAAAGGAGGCATCATGGTAAGAATTGATAGAAACAATATAACAATGACCCGTGGAGACACTATGAGAGTCAAGATCAATATCTTTGATGCCTCGTGTGATCCATACACTCCCCAAGAAGGGGACACTATCAGGTTTGCTCTCAAGAAACAATATACGGATGAAGAACCATTGATCGTGAAAGATATTCCGTATGATACCTGTGTGTTGGAACTTTTGCCAGAGGACACAAAAGAACTTGAGATGCCTGAGATCTATGTTTACGATATACAAATTACCCTTAAGGATGGAACGGTTGATACCTTCTTGTCTGGGAAGCTAAAGACGAAAGAAGAGGTGTATTGATATGGATGTGTTTGTCCAAAAATCAAGCCTTAATGGTCATTTGTCTAATCCAAAACACATGTCAGGAATGATCACTTCTAATAATCATCTTCATGGAAACATGGCTAAAGTGCAGGAGTTGTTTGGTATGTTAGACCAAGGGACTCTTGCACTTCGTGGTTATTCTGCTTATGAGATTGCCGTTCAGGAAGGGTTTGTTGGTACGGTCGATGAATGGCTAGAGAGTCTCAAAGGCGATGCGGTTGTTCTTAAAAGTGAAGATGGAATTATTTATTGGAAGTATTCCGAAGAAGATGATGAAAAATGGAGAGTGCTTCTCAATATCGAAGAAGATCTCACATATGAACAACTTGAAGATAAACCCAGAATCAATGGTGTTGAATTAACTGGTTCATTGACCAATGATGATTTAAAGATTATTGAATGGGGAGAATTTTAAAAGGAAAAAATTATGGCGCTTTTTAAGATATTTAGAGGAAAATCAGAGAACTTGCCTGATGAGCGTCATGACGGTTATGTCTATTTAACAGATGATGATGGCAAGTTATATGTTGATGTAATAGAGGGTGATTATTTAAAGCGGATACTGCTTAATCCTAACGCAGACTGGTCTGCGGAATCTGGTTCTTCTAATATTCTTAATAAACCAGAAAATATAGGAAAGGTTGTTAGCGGGAACACAGACTGGTGGAACGAACAGCGGAATCTCGTTGGCGTTAAAGACACAGTATATATCTATAACGATTACCAAACCTACGAGAAACCAGATGGTACGGTAGTAAACATCCCAGGTATTAAGATTGGAGATGGTAAGGCGTTCCTTATAGACACTCCGTTTATAGATCAACTCTCTATGGATCATATCAACAATCATGACATACACATTACGCCTGAAGAAAGAGCTTTTTGGAACAATAAGGTTAGGGCGTATTATTCAGAAGTGCAAGATAATACTTTAATCTTCACAACTCATTAAGAAAGGAATTGACTTATGGCAGATATTAGTAAAATCACACTCCCTTCTGGTACTACCTATGACATTAAAGACCAAGGGGCGAGAGATTTAATTGCGGAACTGCAATCATATACAGAATATTTAGGCGTAACAACTACAACCATAACAGATGGCGCTACCACAAATCCGATTAAGATTAACAACGCAGATGTTACGGCTAAAAAAGGAAACATCGTAAACTATAACTCTAAAGAGTTTATTTTCAATGGAACAGCTTGGCAGGAATTTGGTGATCTGAGCGGTCTTGGTGATCTTGCATATAAAGATACTGCAAGTACTTCGTACAAGCCTGCGGGAACCGTCTCGAAACCTACATTCACTGGGTCTGAGAGTACGGTAACTGTGACCGCAACAACAAATACAAATGGAAATTATCAGCCAGCGGGTACAGTTAGTAAACCTACCTTTACTGGATCTTCCACTACTTCGACTGGTAAGTTTACTCCTGCGGGATCAGTTACTGTTACTACAAAGTCTACGTCAAATGCGACTGCAACTGTGTCCGCAGCGTCTTCTGGCACAACAACCTACACTCCTGCGGGTACAGTGACTAAACCTACTTTCACAGGGACTGCCGCCACACTTGAACCAACTGGTAAATTCACTCCATCTGGTTCTGTGTCTTTAACTAAGACTAATAAGACCACAACTGTTGCTCCTGCTAGTTCTGGTACGGCTACATATACTCCTGCGGGAACTGTTGGAACTCCTACCATTACAGTAACTCCTAATACAACTACGGTAAATTCTATTACTGCGGTTGGTACTCTTCCATCTTGGACTGCTACTGTTGCGGATGAGAATCTGACAATTGGTTGGGCTGCGGGAACGCTTCCTACTAAGGGTGCTAATACTACTGTTGCTACTGGAATTAAGAGTGCTACTTCTACTCAGCCTACTTTTACAGGTACTGGAGTTAGACTTGTGACTGGAAATATCAGTACTGCGGATAGTGCTACGTTTACTGGTACAGAAGGTGATATAAGTACTACTTATGATTATACTCCTGCGGGTGGTGTATCACAGCCAACATTCACTGGAACAGGTGCAAGACTTGTAACTGGTAATATCGCTGTACCTAGTGCTTATACTGCTACATTCACTGGTACTGAAGGAGATGTATCTGTTGCGGGTACTCCGAGTGGTTCTGTTTCACAACCTACATTTACTGGTACAAAGGTTCAGCTTGCTGGTACAACTACTGCTGCTGGTTCTGTTTCTCAGCCAACCTTCTCAGGTACAAACGCTACAATTACAGTTTCATAATAAGAAAGGGGGATTAAGATGGCTGATATAAGCAAAATCACCCTTCCTGATAATTCACAATATGATATAAAAGTTTATACTGACCATATTGCCTCTATGATGAGTAAGACTTTCACAGGAGTAATTGGTACTGCTACTAACTGGACTGATGCTACATTTTTTTATGGTAAAATCCTTCCTAATGATTTTAATTGTATTTGGAGAATTACTTATAGAATTACCGCAGAATGTGCGGGAAGAGACGATGCAAAAAGTATACATATATGTACTGCATCAGGACGAGCAAATACTATATTAAGTTATGCAAACTGGAACAGTATTGTGTCAACTACCTACAGACCACTTTACTATAATGTGTATTATAGAGCAAAAGCAGCTGGAATCACTAATGGATATGGTCATTTATTAGGGACAAGATTATACTCTGCATGGAATTATACTACGGCAGCAAATAGTCGAACAATACAAATTGATATTATTAGAACTGAAAATTGTACTTTTGAATTTTTTAATTCTCCAATTAAATATTCTAATGCTCCTGGAACTGGATCTACTAATTATGATGGTGCTTCTGAATATAATATCGCAGATAACGGTTTACGAGAGAGTGGGGATGACAATTCAGTAAATGAATATGCTGGTGGTATTACTGCTGGACCGAATGGACTGAAAGCATATTCATTGGCATTAAAAATTAACGAAGATCATTGGGAAAGTTTACATACATCTTCGTATACTACAGCTACTACTAAAGTAAAAAATTCAACTGGATTTTTAGTAACGTCACCAATGATTTATTGTAATGGAACTTATAATAGTGGTGTTGTCTCAAGTGCTTCAGCTACATATTTTGCAGCTTGGTCAGTTGATACAAGGTATTCTTTTAATGTCTCTAATTCTTGGTCAGCAATTGGTAGACCATTATATTTGGTTGGCACTATTGCTGGAGATAAATTTTATTTAAAAGATACAACATGGTGGGCTGATGAGTTACCAGTATCTGCGGATGGACATTATTATTGGTATGTTGGACAGATGAATAGTGCTTATCAAGTTGCTCTTCATGCTTATCATCCAATTTATTACTATGATAATGGAATTAAACAATACAATGTGACTACTGTTACAGAGGTGAATGGTCATACCGTTAATTCTGATGTCCCAACAAATGCTAAATTCACAGATACAACATATGAATCCAAAGCGGCGGCAAGTGGTGGAACAGCTGTATCACTGGTCACAACTGGCGAAAAATATACATGGAACAGCAAGACATCAAACACAGGTACAGTAACAAAGGTTTCTACTGGTGTTGGTCTTACTGGCGGCGACATCACAACAACTGGTACTGTTAAAGCCAAACTCAAATCTGAGACTGCTTCTACCCTAGCTTCTGCGGCGATGGGATCTACAGTAAATAGACAATATGCGGTTGGAGTAGATAAAGACGGATATCTTTCTGTCAATGTACCTTGGGCTGCTGATACGGATACTAATGTAACGAATACATTGAATAACACAGCGAAAGCATATCTGACAGGAACTACTACTGCTACTACAAATACAGGTACTCAGGTGTTTGATAATGGAATCTATACAACAACAACGGCGGGGCAGTTGAATGCAACTACCTACAAGGTCAACGAGAAAGTTACGTTACAGTATGATACGACCGCTGAGTGTTTAAACTTTGTCTTTAGTTAAGGAGGTGACTGTATGTCTTTACGAGTATGGTTGCCTCTTAACGGGGATCTGCACAACCAGGGACTGGATAGTGAATATCAAAGTGAATGCTCTTCATATAGTATAAATGCAAATGGAAAAATAGGAAAATGCATTAAATTATCTTCTTATATTGATACTACTGTTCCAAAAGAAAATTGGGATTTTACAACAAATAATGTTAGTTTTGGTGGATGGGTAAAGATTAGTAAAAATGAATTAGAGGCTAAGACATCTACTTATGATTACACTTCTACTTATGCCAATTGCCAAGGAACATTATTTGGTAATGATCATTATGGAGGATTATCCATACATTGGTCTACTAACAATATTTATAATAGTGGTTCTTTATCAAATATATATGTCTGGACTCATATAAGAAATAACTCTGCACAAACGGTACAAACGAGCTCTATTGAAATTCCATTTGATGTATGGACACATGTTTATACTGTTATTGATAGAGTAAATAGCAGGGTATTATTATTTATAAATGGAAATAAAGAAGTTGATATATCATTTGACCCAAGTCAATTTGAATCTGGGAATGTAAAACAAGGAGTTTTATATATTAACATTGGACAAGTTGCTGGTGGTAATGCACGTACATTTTCCGCTCCTTGGGCTATCAATGATTTTCGTTTATATGATCACGCTCTCTCCGCAAAAGAGATCAAGGAGATCAGCAAGGCCTTGGTCTTGCATTATCCGTTGGACGGGGTTGGGGCAAATGAAAATTTATTAAAAAATAGTTATCTTAACAGCAGTTGGACTTATCCAGCATCTTCTTATAAGGATCAATATTCGCCAATAACAACTTCAATTCCAGATGGGGATGTTTATACACTGTCTTTTGAAGCGAAGTCTACAGTATTGGGTGATAAAATTAGAACGCATTATTATAGTCCTAATACCACAACTACATGTACATCTAATCAAGGTATAGTTAAAACTGCTACAGATGGTAATATGGATTTTACACTTTCTACTTCATGGGAAAAATATTGGGTAATATATAATCAAACTAGTACTTCTGCTGTAAAGCATGTTATATGTCCAAGAATGGTATCTGGACTTGGCACAGGGACAGTCTCTGTCCGTAATGTAAAACTTGAGAAAGGTTCTAAAGCAACCCCTTGGATTCCTGCCCCATCAGATCCTTTATATACAAAGATGGGGTTTGATTCAACTATAGTCTATGATGAATCAGGTTTTGGAAATGATGGAACTATAATAAATGATCTTACTTATGATTCTGATACTCCAAGATATAATTTAAGTACTTGCATTGCCACAACATCATCCCATATTGTAACTCCTGATTTAACAGTGGCGGGGTTCGCTAACACATATACATTTTCTTGGTGGCAAAAACGGGCTGCTACAGGTGGTATTATGGCATGGGGATTTCAAAATGGCAATAGATTAAATTTATATCAACATGTTAATAACTTATTTTGGAACACTGGCGATGGAGCAAGTAATCCATTTGGTATTGCGGGATCTTTAATTATGGATAACACTTGGCATTATGTTGCCATAACTGGCGATGGCACTACAACTAAATTATATATAGATGGAGAATTTAAAGCTAATGCCAAAATATATCGACCTTTTACTGGTACGACTATATATTTAAGTGGTTGGGCAACTGGTACTGATTATAGTTTTAATCCAGGTTGTTTATCTGATTTCCGCATTTATGCTACCGCTCTCTCCGCAGAAGATATCAAAGAACTCTATGAAGTAGGCATGTCAATAGATAACAAACAGAATATCCACACCTATGAAATTGATGAGGCGGGAGCCATTGGTATTTCCAAGACTGGAATCTTAACATCCAAGACTGAGTTTATTGAAGAAGATGATGATCCAAATGTTCATCTGTATAAATCAGGTGAAGTAACAGCGAACCATTTTTATGAGGAGTAAAAGGAATGAAAGAACAGATACGAAAGGAGTGACCTAATGGCACATTTAAAAGACTTAATAGTAAATGGCGTGAGTCGCTTCTTAGGTAAAGTTTATATAGACGATTCACAAATAACAACAATTAATAACAGCACGGTTGGAGATAACCCGAAGTTCACTGATACGACTGCTTTGGGCAGCATGACTGGAACACTAGGTGTAGATCATGGTGGAACTGGGAAAACAACTGGAAACGATGCGGCTAATATGCTAATGAACTCATTAGGTACTGGTTCATCTACTCCAGTTGATGCTGATTATTACATTTCTCAATTTGTTGGTGGTGGAACTACAACTACAACATATCATCGAAGGCCAATGTCTGCATTGTGGAATTATATAAAGGGAAAGATAGATGCTAATGGTAGTTACACTAATAAGAATGATTTTGGAAATGTAAAAGTTGGTTCTACCACAATAGCGGCAGATACTGTACAAGATACTTTAGAATTAGTTGCGGGATCGAACGTGACTCTTACTCCTGATGCAACTAATGATAAGGTGACGATTGCGGCAACTAATACAAATACTACTTATACATTTGCATCAGGAACTAATGGATTTACAGTAACACCGTCTGGTGGTACTGCCCAGACTGTAACGGTTGCACCATCTAACAGTTGGGAAATTAATTTTGATGGTAGTGCTTCCGCATCAGTTCCAGGCCAAGATATACAGGATATGAGATCCGCATATGCGGGTGGGTCTGAAATATTTGTTAGAGGATATGGCATTACTATTGCTGACGCTGGTATCAATAATGCTGCTTTCGATTTTCATATGACTACAGTAGGGCAGACGGGAACATTTGGGTTAGTTGGAACTGCGGTAGATTCTGATGTGAGCACAACCGTTACGTTTTTGACGTTAACCATTACGCCTAATGCCTTAAGTACTGCCGCAGGAAGTGCAAGTGTTGAAGTCATAGCAGATAAGAACACAACCTATACTTTTGCTAATGGTACAAATGGTTTTACAGTTACCCCTTCGGGAGGATCTGCACAAACAGTAACAGTTACTCCAAATATTTCAAACAATGTCACAGGTTCAGGAACAAGCGGATATCTGACTAAGTTTAATGGAGCACATACCATCACAAATGGCCCTCAGATTGGAAGTTCAACTACAACATATTTGAGAAATGACGGTTCATGGGCTACGCCTGTAGGAACAACATATGATGCTGTTCAGTACAATGCAAATGGTTTATGTAGAGCCGATACATACAGAAGAGTTCATAACTTATCAGGTGATGACGGATCTGTTAATTCTGATCGTGCTTATTATTTCTATTCTACTGATGGAGATGGTATTCCCTCTTGGAGAAACACCATTACCGCAGACTATTCACATGGTGGATTATTTGGAGTTGGTCAGTATAGAACATTATTTAATTTTAAAGCTGATGGTACACGTACAAATACCAGTAGGCATTTCTATGGTATTAACGCAAGTGGCACCCCAGGTTGGTACAATTATACAGCAACTACATCAGACCCAGGTTGGATGAGCGCTGAAGATAAAACAAAGCTTGATGCTATAAGTGTTCCAAACATTGTTGCGGGAACTAAATCATCTGTAGCTAATAGTTCAAGAGTAACAATTGCATCATATAAAACCACTGTTGCGGGAACCTTCTTCGTTTTTGGTACGTTAACATATACTGGAACAGTCGCTACAGGTGCTTTAAGAGCAGTTATCAATACGACCACTGGAGGTTGGGGACAATGTTTCTCGCAAGTGGCAACAACATCCAAAGGAGCCACGGTAACATGTTTCTATGCGTATGAAGCGGCGGCGAATACTACTTTCTATCTGTTAGGAAGTCAGACAACTGGTGCAGCTGTAGATTTATTATATAACTTTGGTGTTATAAGATTAGCTTAAGGAGAATTATTATGAAATATATTGTACTTGAAATTCAGACAAACGCAGACGGAAGCGTTGGAACATTACCCTATGCATTTGATGATCAGAACCAGGCAGAATCAAAGTATCATCAGGTTCTCGCCGCTGGTGCGATCTCAGAATTACCTATGCATTCCGCAATACTTATTACAAATGATTGTACAATGCTAAAGAGCGATGTGTACTATCATTGATTTGATTATTTAGTTATATCAGAGGATAAATTATTAGAGGAGATAAAAAATGTATGTCTTCTATAATCCCAATCCAGAGGGAAAATCTGTTGGAGATTGTGTCGTAAGAGCAATCTCCAAGTTATTAAATAAGCCTTGGGAACAAGTATATATAGAACTATGTTTGCAAGGATTCATGTCTGGAGATATGCCATCTTCCAATTCTGTGTGGATAACATATCTCAAAAATAAAGGCTACAAAAAATATTTAATACCAGACTCATGCCCCGACTGTTACACAGTATCTGATTTTACTGATGAACATCATGTCGGAGCATTTTTATTGGGAACTGGCGAACACGTAGTGGCAGCTATAGATGGAAATTATTACGATTCATGGAATTCAGGAAAAGAGGTTCCCATCTATTATTTCACAAAAGGAGAATAAATCATGTCAGATATTTATAGTCCATACAATCCAGTAACAACTGGTGGACAATATATGAATTATTTTCAACGCCCAACATATCCTCAGTATATTCAACAGGCTGTACCTCAACAGCCTCAGAACAATCAGAATACGTTTCAATGGGTACAAGGACAGGCGGCAGCGGAAGCTTATTTGGTAGCTCCAGGTAATAGTGTAATTTTAATGGATTCGAATGCCCCTGTCATTTATTTTAAATCTGCCGATGCCAACGGTAGATATCTTCCTATGAAAACATACGATCTTGTAGAAAGAACCAACTCTGATCCGGGCCAGGGTAAGGCTATTGATACATCTTCGTTTGTTAAAAGAGATGAAATAGAGAAACTTGTTGTTGCTGAAGTAGATAAATACTTATCTTCTCCAGTCAATTAAGGAGGCGTAGCAATGGGAAATCCTTTTTATAACGGTAACCAGAATATGCAGAGAAGCCCTTTTGGGGATATGGGTAATCTGATGAACCAGCTTCAACAGTTTGCTAATAACTACAAAGGGGATCCTCTCCAAGGTGTACAGTATCTTCTTAATTCAGGTCAGATGAGTCAACAACAATTCAATTATCTATCTAATCTCGCTATACAGTTCCAAAATATGTTTAGACGTTAGGAGGTTAATTATTATGGCTGTAACAGAAAATGGTAATGGTTTAAGTGCTGCTGATGTAGCTGCGGTTACTGGTAATGGTAATGGTAATGGTCTTTGGGGTGATGGTAGTTTCTGGATTATTATCCTCTTCCTCTTTGCTCTTATGGGCAATGGTTGGGGTGGAAATTTCGGTGGAAACGGAATGATGCCTTACATGATGACCAATAATACCTATGCAGACGTTCAGCGTGGATTTGATCAACAGGCTGTTATAAACGGAATTACTGGTCTTACGAATGCTGTTAATACTGGCTTTTCCTCTGCTGAAGTCGCAAATAATGCTAGGCAGATGGCAAACATGCAACAGCTGAATACTATTGCAATGAATCAACAGGCATGTTGTTGCGAGAACAGGGCGGCAGTAGAAGGACTTCGCTATACGGTAGCTACTGAAGCATGCGCTGATCGTGCTGCTGTAGGTGATGCTCTGAACACTGTCCTTAATGCAATGAATGCGGGTATTCAGGGAATTAAAGATCAGATGTGCCAGGATAAAATTGATTCCAAGAACGAAAGAATTGCCGCTCTTGAGAATCAGCTTAATATGGCACAGCTTCGTGAGTCTCAGACTGCTCAGACCGCTCAGATTCTTGCTCATAATACGGCACAGACTCAGGCACTTGAACAATACCTCAACCCGACTGCGATTCCTGCTTATATAGTACAGAATCCCAACTGTTGTGCAAACAACTTTGGTTGCGGATGTAATGCTTAAGTGAAGGAGGGTTGACAATGGCTGCTGAATTTACTTCAAATGCCAGACAGAATGTTGCTGCAAATCAGAATGTTCTTTTTACTGAGACAGCTATTCCATGTCGGCGTGGTTATGTGATTCACCGGGAAGGTTCTGGTATTATCACTCTTCGTGGCATTGTAAATTGTCCTCAAGCATGTTATGCAACATACGAAGTCTCTTTCGGTGCTAATATTGCTATTCCCACCGAGCCAGCTGGTACTGCTGGCCCTATCTCCGTTGCTATTGCAATTGATGGAGAATCTCTTCCTACGAGTTCTGCTATTGTAACTCCTGCCGCACCTGGTGATTTTTGGAATGTATATGTAACTGCGAATGTTCGTGTTCCTCGTGGTTGCTGTTATACAATATCCGTGGAAAATACATCAGACCAAGCAATTGATGTGCAGAATGCTAACATCAAAATTAACAGAGTTGCGTAAAGGAGGAGATTAAAATGATAAGAGTGTATGATGATATTAAAAATCTCCTTCATAGGGAGATGGATGAAATTGCTCAGAAAGGGACTGTTTCACAGGCCGATCTTGAGAATCTTTATAAGATGGTAGATATTGTAAAAGATATCTGCGAAATCACTGAGAAAGAAGAAGAAATGGAATCTGGCTATTCCACACGTTGGAATGGGATGATGCCATATAATGATCGTTACTACGATATCCATGCTTACCGTGGAGGCAATAATAATCAAAACGGTTATGCAAATAATTATAATTCCAATAATGGAGGTCGTTATAGCAGAACAGAAGGTAAGGAACGCATGATGAATAGTCTGTATGCTATGATGGATCAGGCTTCTTCTGACACAGAAAAGAATGCCATTCAAGACTGTATTAACAGACTAAAAGGATAAACATGTAATACAATGGGGTCATCATTTGATGGCCCCTTATTTAATTTTGAGAGAGGAGGTAAACATGATAAGAGGAACAACACCAATATATCCAATCAAAATGTGTTTGGGATTTGATTTGAATCTTCTGGAGTATTTTTATATTACATTTCGTCAAGGTAAAAAGTTCGTGAGCAAAAAGTTTTACCCAGAAGACATAATAGAAAACATCGTTAACTGCTCTCTCACACAGGAAGACACATTAAAATTCTCCGTGGGCGAGTGCAAGGTTCAAGTACGTGGAAAGCTTGTTGACGGAACTGTCTTCGCTTCGGACATTGGAATTGAACCTATTCGTGAAACCTTATTGGAGGGCGTATTATGATGATGGAAAACAGACCTCCATTTCCACCACCACATCACCATCATCATCCTGATGATTGTGGAAGACCTATTATTCTACACGTAGATGATATGGGCGGTGGAAGTGGAACCACAAATTACACAATGTTAGCTAATAAACCAAAGATCAATGGTCATGAATTAGTTGGTGATAAAACAAATGAAGATCTTGGAATCCCAACTAAAGCAAGTGATCTGATTGATGATGGTACTTATGTTAAAGAATTAGTTCAATCAGACTGGAATGAAAATGATGTTACCAATCCCGCATATATCAAGAATAGACCGTTTTATACTGGACTGATTCCAGAAGCTGATGTCATGGATGACTCTATAGTCATTCATAACTACACAGAGTATGGATATGGATATAAGAAACAACCAAATGATTTCTTATATGAAGAAGGTAAAACATATCAGGTTGTCTGGGATGGCAACATTTATGAATTCACAGCACAAAATAAAGATGGAAAAGTAACAATCGGGGACTTTGATACAGAACCCTATTTTGAATCATATACTTATACCGATACTAACACAGGAGAAAATGTCCTTGTCATCAATTATCCTTCGGATGCTGATTCAAATCACATCGTTAAGATCACTGAGATGACAGAAGGGATCAATCCTCTCCCGGCTGAATATCTCCCACCTGAATTACTGAGTGATATTGAAACTCTTCAGACAGATGTTGAAGATACAAAGCAGGATGTTATTGACCTTGAAAATAAAATAGATCAGTTATCTCCTTTTGAAACAGAAACAATTGTTGATGGTACATATGATCTTGAACCAGTTGATGATATATACCAAGGAACTACAGAACCGTTCACAATTGATCCTGAAAAAGAATACCAGGTAACCATTGGAGATAAAACATATCCTCTAACAAAAGAAGATGATACTCTCACAGGTACTGTTGAGATAGATGGTACTGAAGCGCAAATCGAACTTGGCGAAGATGGAACTATTACAGTCAAGTCAGATGATCCTACATTTGAACCAGAGAGTATTACTCTCACAGCAGAAACTGTTCCAGAATTAAAAGATGAATTTATAGAACAATCACAGTCAGATTGGGATGAGGTAGATTCCTCTTCTGCTCATTATATTCAGAACAAACCTGTCGTAAATCAGAATGGAAATACTATTACATTCTTTGATGTTTCAGATGGGATTAAAGCAACAATGGGTACTGAACTTAATTGGATTGAACTCCAGTTTGGAAGCGATGACGCTAGACATAGTTTATTGATTCCAGAACTTGCAGCTAGAAGAGAAATTGATGCCATACGAGAACTCCGTGGGAAATATCTTCTTAATCTGGATCCAAATGGATCTAATATCTACAGAAAGATTAAGCCTAGTCCGTATGGTTATTATACATTTACAATAATAAACACAAATAGTTCTCATCCAGAATATGGAATTACAGTTACAGATTCTGTATCTGGCGAAGTTTATCATGGGACAACAATTGACATTGATTATAATGGGACAACATATCCTGGAATCTACTATACAGTCTCAATGGCAAATAGATCTGATGCCGTGTTTACACTTGACGTTGAATAAGAAAGGAGAGAATGAATATGGCAAAATATACAAAGGTAGTCACCCTTTCTGATTCTGACGGAAATGATATTAGATTAACCGGGGTGGTAAGACCTATAAATGATAATGATGTATCTAATAAACAATATGTTGATGAAACTGTTGATAATGCTTCTGGTGATTTAACCAATCTCCTTGCGGAACCATATGATCGTGAAAAGAGTTATGCCGTTGGAGACTATATTAATAAAGATGGGATAATCTATAAATGCAAAACAGAAGTACCTTCAGGTGAAGCTTGGGATCCTACAAAATGGGAAGAAGTGGTTATTGGTGATGAAATTGCCAACTCTGTATTTGTACAAGGTACTGGGGAAAAATCTATATTAGCAAAAGGAAGATCTAGTATTGCAAGTGGAGACCAATCATATGCAGAAGGAAGTAATGTAACAGCTTCAGGATTGGGATCGCATGCTGAAGGTAATAGTACTACTGCATCTGGACAAGTATCACACGCTGAAGGAATAAATTCAATAGCATCATCGTCTGCCTCTCATGCTGAAGGACAAGACAACGAAGCATCTGGTAGTCACTCTCATGCGGAAGGAGATCATACACAGGCTATTGGAGTATCTTCCCACTCTGAGGGTAATCAAACAATAGCCAGGGGTGATTATTCACATGCTGAAGGATCGTTTACTTCAAGATCTGATTCACATAAGCATGAGGCTAATGGTATTGCATCTCATATAGAAGGTCAAAATAATTATATTGACCAAAATGCTACAGCGGCCCATGCAGAGGGTAATAATAATACAGTGTCTGGGTCAAGCGCTCACGCAGAGGGATATGGTAACATTGCTTCTGCCCCGTCTTCTCACGCAGAGGGGAGCAGCACAAAAGCAACTGGATGGAATGCAAGCCATGCAGAAGGTAGCAATACTGAAAGTACGAACATAGCTTCTCACGCAGAAGGTGGAAATACAAAAGCAAACGGAATGTTTTCACACGCTGAAGGACAGGCAACAACAACAGCAGAAATGGCATCTCATGCCGAAGGAGATCATACCCAAGCAATTGGTATGGCATCTCATGCTGAAGGTGAATCAACAATTGCATCCGGGCAGTTTTCTCATGCTGAAGGGTTAAATACGATTGCTAAAACAAGGGCACAACATGTTTTTGGTATAGCAAATATTGAAGACCCATCTGATAATCCAGATAAAGGTACTTATGTTGAAATTGTAGGCAATGGGACAGACACTAATCATCGTTCTAATGCAAGAACACTCGACTGGCAAGGCAACGAAGTTCTTGGTGGGAAACTAACACTTGGAGCAAACCCAACGGAGAATATGGATGCAACTACCAAACAGTATGTTGATAATCAGATTACGACTGAGATTGCTAACGTGGTTGCAGATGCTCCCGAAAGTCTAGACACTCTTAAAGAGATTGCAGACTGGATTGCCGATCATCCAGAAGATACGGCGGCTATGAATACTGCCATTAAGAAATTACAGAAAGACGCATTCACTTCAGTTTCTTCTGAAGGTAAAGATATTGTTTTTAAGAACGGTAATGGTGAAGAAAAAGGACGAGCAGAAGTAGATGTTCTTATTCATAATCCAACATTTGGAACTGAAGAATTAGTTGTTGATACTACAACTGTATCGTTTGCAAAAGATGGCGATAATGATTGGTATGTTTCAGCGGATAATCCAATTGCTTCTCTCACCGCCGACAAGTTCAAGGAAAATACTTTATATAAAGTGACATGGGATGATGTTGAATATGATCTGCTGTGTGGTGAATATTTAGACACACTTGGTGTAAAAACTTATAAGTACATTGGGAATCCACATCCTTTAGGATATGATTGTAAAACATCATCAAATGCCAAATTCTGCATTGCTCTTGATACTATTGTATATATGGGTGCAAATACTGTAAAACTATACTCATATGAAAATACAACCTCTCATACAATTAAAATTACTGCAACACCTTTTGTACCAGACATTAAACCACAACAATATTATACTGATATTTCAATTTATAAAGGCTCTGGCATAAATTCAGTACTTGAAAATGATGCTAAAAGCGCATCTGGTAATTATTCACATGCAGAAGGAGCTGCAACTGTTGCCGCTGGAGATATGTCACATGCAGAGGGATATCTCACCAAGGCATTAATTATCAATTCTCATGCTGAAGGTGCCCTGAGTGTCTCTTCTGGAGATGCTTCTCACGCCGAAGGAAATGCTACTACAGCTTCTGGTCGGCATTCTCATGCAGAAGGATATTCTACTACAGCTTCTAATAATGGTTCTCATGCGGAAGGATATCTAACGATTGCTTCTGGAATATATTCCCATTCAGAAGGAGAAGAAACTATTGCGAACCATGCATTTCAGCATGTTTTTGGAGCGTATAATATAGAAGATCCATCTACAGATAATGTAAGAGGTACTTATATAGAAATAGTTGGTAATGGTTCAATGGAAGGTGCTACTAAGAACCGTTCTAATGCTCGTACTCTTGACTGGAATGGTAATGAAACTCTTGCTGGTAAACTTACAGTAGGGTCTGGACCAGTTAATGACATGGATGTTGCTACCAAGCAATATGTTGATAGTCATTCTGGTGGCGGCGGTAGTGATCTTGAGTATGTGAAGGATTACGTTGATCCTACAACTGGTGAGAAGACTGGTGGTATAATTGAAGGGCTTGTTGATAAGTCAGTATTTCCTGAGGGCTTTCCGGAGGGAAAGAAGCAGCTAAATATTGCTTCTGGACCACGCTCTCATGCAGAAGGTGGGTCTTTTGGTGAAGGCGAAGACGAAGAAGGAGAGTTAGAATATTATATTGATAACACAAAAGCTCTTGGATGGTGCTCTCATGCTGAAGGTGGTGGTACTACCTCTTCTGGATATGCTTCTCATGCTGAGGGGAGCGGTACTACTGCATCTAATTATGTTGCTCACGCTGAAGGAAGTTATACAATGGCGTCGGGAGAAAATTCTCACGCTGAAGGACGTAGCACACAAGCTACTGGAGATTGTTCTCATACAGAGGGATTCCAAACAATTGCTTCTGGATCCTCTTCTCATGCAGAGGGATCTCATACAACGGCTTCTAGCGATCATTCTCATGCAGAAGGACACGATACTGTTGCTTCTGGTATGTATTCTCATGCCGAAGGTGTTAGCACTACTGCTTCCGGCGTGGCTTCCCATACTGAAGGTTTCCGTACTACTGCTTCTGGTGATGATTCTCATGCGGATGGTAGGGGCACTGTTGCCAACCACGAATCTCAGCATGTCTTTGGCGAATACAACGTTGCGGATCCTTCTACTGCGGCAGCTACAGCTAGAGGTAACTACGTTGAGATAGTTGGCAATGGGACTGATAACATTATTCGTTCCAATGCCAGAACCTTAGACTGGCAAGGCAATGAAGTTCTTGCAGGAAAGCTAACCCTTGGTTCCGCTCCTACTGAAAACATGGATGCTGCAACAAAGAAGTACGTAGATGATGCTGTCGCCGCAGGAGGTGGCGGTGGTACATCAGGTGGAGACGCAGACACTGTAAATGGTCATACTGTAGATAGTGACGTTCCTGCGAATGCAGAATTTACCGATACAACATATACATTTGCGGGTGGAACCAATAAGATCACCGTAACTCCCTCTAACGGTTCCGCACAGGATATAAATATTACTCCATCAATAACAAACAATATAACAGGTTCTGGTACTGCGGGATCTCTTACAAAGTTTGATGGAACTAATACTATTACAAGCGGCCCAGAGTTTGGTTCATCTACTCAGACATTCTTACGAAATGATGGTGTGTGGGCAGTACCGACCGCTGGTGGTGAAGTTGTATCTAACTATAGCTTTGAGAACGGCGTAAACAGTTTCACGGTAACTCCTGCGGGAGGTAGTCCGCAAGTTGTCAATGTCACTCCTTCTATTGCTAACAATATTACTGGATCAGGGACATCTGGCCATTTAGCAGAGTTCAATGGAACAAATACAATTACTTCTACACTCAATGTTAGTGATATTGCTACAAAAGATTATGTTGCTGATAATAAAGGTAATCGTCTTATCCTTAATTTCTCAAGGAAGAATACCTTAACTCTTACAGAAGATCAAGTAAGTACTATATCTTCTGCGAGGGATAATGGCGAAGCTATTGTTATAACTGCTGAAAATTATCAATTAAACTTTGATGATGGATCTTCTGAGATAGGCGCATCTCCTAATTATATTGATTTTACATTCGAATATACTTATGATGGTACACTTTACTTTACTAGTATCTATCTCACATCCAATGCTAAGAAAATTTATTTATTAGCAGTTAACATTACCACCAGAGTAGCGACTCTTAGTGGGATTAAACCTAAATTAACAGATGAAAACACCACTTACAGTTTTGTTGGTGGCACTAATAAAATTACAGTAACTGAGAGAAATGGTGCGGAAGAAAGTATTCAAGATATTATCATCACTCCTTCTATCATTAATAACATTACTGGTAGTGGTACGATTGGATCAATTCCTAAATTCAATGGAACAAACACATTAACAGATGGTATTGCTTTAGGAAATTCTACCACTACATTTCTTAGAAACGATGGTACTTGGGCTACACCTTCTGCGGATGGTGGTGATGCTGCAACAGTAAATAACCATACAGTTGAAAGCAATGTACCAGCTAATGCTAAGTTTACTGATAACAATACTACTTATACTTTTGAAGGTGGTATAAATTCGTTTACTGTAACTCCAAGTGGAGGCACAGCACAAAAGGTAGATATTACTATTGACGGTGTTGATGCTGATACTGTAAATGGTCATTCAGTAAATGCCGATGTTCCTGCGGGAGCGGTGTTCACTGATAATAACACTACATATACCTTTACTGGCGGTACAAACAGCTTTACGGTAACGCCTAGTAACGGATCTCCGCAGACTGTTAATATAACTACATCAGGTGGATCTGGTGGTGATGCTGCTACAGTTAATGGACATACAGTAAATAGTGATGTACCAACAGATGCAGTATTTAGTGATACTACTTACACTTTTGCAAGTGGCACTAATGGATTTACTGTTACTCCATCCAACGGAGAAGCACAAAGTATTACCGTTACTCCTTCAGTTTCTGCTGTTGCATATAATGCCAATGGTTTAATGACTGCCGCTCAGTACAGAAAAGTCTTTAATAGATCTGAAGAAGATGGATCTTTACTTACTTCAAATGCAAATAAATTCTATGCTACTGGATCAGATGGTAATCCTGCTTGGAGAGTAACACCAATTGTAGCAAATGACCAAGACGGCTTAATGGCGGCAGCTCACTTCCGTCAGATATTTAACAAAACGTCTGCTACAGATAGCTCTACAGATGCTAACAATGCAGGAAAAGTATGGAAATGTAATAGCACTGGTCTTCCTGGTTGGAGAGATGATACTGATACAACCTATGATGCTGTTACATATAATGCTAATGGTCTATGTAGGGCAGATACTTATAGAAGGGTTCATAATCTTTCTAGTACAACTGGCGAACAAAGAACTGATAATCCGTATTATTTCTATTCTACAGATGCAAATGGTGCTCCCGCTTGGAGAAATAATATTACTGTTAATGCAGATAGAGCTGGTTTAATGTCTTCCGCAATGTATACTAAATTAAGTGGTATTGATGCGGGAGCTACAGTATCTGGTGTAACATCTATTTCCGCAGGCTCTAAAAATGTTGCAACTGGTTGGAATACTTCTAGTCCAGTAACACTAACTAGTTACAAGGCAACTACAGCAGGCACATATTTGGTAATGCTTTCTGCAACCTGTACAGACTCTGCTACCACAGGATCTTTAGGTGCTGTTGTTAATACCGTTAATACTGGTATGGGAGCGGCTCCATCAGTATCTGCTTTTGGTGGTAATGGTGCATCTGCTGTTTCGTTTTATGCATATACTATTAGTTCTGCAACGACATTCTACGGTCTTGCTATTCAAAGTACTGGATCTGCTAAGACTATTCACTATAACTTTGGTGTGTTTAGATTAGCTTAATAAACAATAAATTAAAATGGAGGTAACATTATGGGAATCAATGACAGAAAGATTAAAACAAAAGACCTTGAAAATCTTACTCAGGAAGAATTTGATACTTATGTTCCTGAATCTGGCCCCGCTCTCCCAGAGGAAAGAGAGAAGCTTCTGAATGGAGTAGGCCCCGCTGTTGATAAGCCAACTGGCCCAGCGAAGAAAGATTAAGTGAAATTAAGGGGTGGTATTTTACCACCCCATCTTTGATTAAAAGGAGGGGATATTATGGATAAACGAGTTAAGATCAATACATTCCCGAAATTTCTAATGGTGGTTATTCTGATACATGCAATCCTTCTTTCTACGGCAAGCTATGTTCTTGCATGGTTTGGCAGAGATCCTGTTGTGTCTGTGTCATCTATTATTGTTCAGGAGATTCTTGCTCCTACAGTAGTCTACCTAGTAACCAACATGTTGGCTAATCTATTTGAAAAGAACAAAACATCAATCTCCACTCCTCTGGATTACCTCAGAGAGAATGATTCTGTCGGATAAAGGAGGTTGCTTATGAAATATATAATTGATAACTGGTATCTGATCATATCTTCTATGGCGCTGATTGCTCTTATTGGTATGTCCATTTATAATTTTCTGGACAAACCGACAGATGAACAAATTAAGCAAGTTAAAGAATGGCTTCTCTATGCCGTTACCGAAGCGGAAAAAGAACTTGGTTCGAAGACTGGCAAACTTAAACTCAGGTATGTGTTCGACATGTTTGTACAGAGGTTCCCGCAAGTGTCACGGTTCGTTACATTCGAACAATTCTCAGCATGGGTTGATGAAGCATTGATTGTGATGAGAACAATGATCAGGACTAATAATGCAGTTAAAGAACTAGTAGAAGGAGAATAAATTATGAGTTTTTGGAAATATGAAGATCAGCCTCAGAAGGTGGCAGATCAGAATTACAAAACATATATGTGTGATACTCCGTCTGACGTTGGTAATCTCCCAACTACTGTTTCGCCTGGATCTACGTGTTTAGTGCTGTCTAACAGTGCTGTGTATATTCTCAATTCAACAGGCGAATGGAAAGAGATTTAAGGAGGTGACGTATGGATTTA